TCTGGAACAATAAAGGTTGGCGCTGAATTTATTTCTTATACTGGTATATCTACGAATGATCTTACAGGGATTACTAGAGCAACTGGAGGCACTAGATCTGCTCATGCGTCTGGATCTGGTGTTGAATACTACACTGGTTGGGGACAAGCTTCTTTATCTTCTACATTAACAATAGATGCTGCCTCATGGTCTTTAGATAATTTTGGAGAAAAATTAATTGCTACTATTAAAAACGGTAAAACTTTTGAATGGAATCCTATTAACTCTAACCCAAATGCATTGACCACAAGAGCAACGGTTGTAAGTGGTGCACCAACAGCATCTGTTATGTCTTTAGTTTCAGATAGAGATAGACATTTACTTATGCTTGGAACTGAAACCACTATTGGAAGTAGTGGTACTCAAGATAAAATGTTTATAAGATTTTCTGATCAAGAAGATATAAGTGATTATACACCAACTTCAGTAAACACTGCTGGTACTTTTAGAATAGATGCTGGTACTAAAATAGTAGGAGCAGTAAAAGGAAAAGATTATACTTTAGTGCTTACGGATAATTCAGCATATGTAATTCAATTTGTTGGTCCCCCTTTTACTTTTTCAATTAGACAAGTAGGTTCTAACTGTGGAGCGATAGGTCAACACTCTATTAAATACGTTAATGGTGCTGTCTATTGGATGGGAGAGTCTGGCGGCCTCTTTGTTTATGATGGTACTGTTAAATCTTTACCATGCAAAGTTGAAGATTTTGTGTTTACAAATAAAGGGGACAATCTTGGTATTAATTATGCTAATGGTGAATCAGTATACGTAGGCTTAAATCATTTATATGAAGAGCTTACTTGGTTTTATCCTAAAGCTGGATCCGATTTTAATGATAGATGCGTAACGTATAATTACCAAAGCGGAACTTGGACAACAGGTTCTTTAGCAAGGACTACATGGATAGATGCAAATTTATACGATGTTCCTTATGCAACTGAATTCACTTCAACAACCACACCAACTTTTCCTTTAATTCAGGGAGTAACAAGCATAAATGGTGGAACTATTTACTACGCTCATGAAACAGGAATTAATCAAGTTGATACCGCTGGGAATAAAACAGCGATACTTGCCTTTATTGAATCAGGTGACTTTAGTTTAAACGTTGAGGGTGATGCTCAAGTATTTATGAGTATGAAAAGATTTGTCCCTGATTTTAAATTAATTGAAGGTAATGCACAAATTACAATACAGTTAAGAGACTTTCCTAGCGACAGCCAAGCTTCTTCACCTCTAGGACCATTTACAGTAACCTCAACCACTGATAAGGTAGACACAAGAGCTAGAGCAAGATTTGCTAGTTTAAAAATTGCAAATACATCTACCGATCAAAATTGGAGATTTGGAACTTTTAGAGCTGATGTACAACCCGATGGTATGAGAGGATAATGGACGAAATATTTTTACAAGATTATGCTAACAATGTAGCACAAGCTCAAGATCCTTTTGGTATTGCGGCAGTACAATCACAACCAGGATTTGAAAACTATCAACCTAGTTTTGCAAACCAAGAGTTAGCTCCTATGGGCTTAACTGAACCTCAAGGAACACAACTACCAGACTTTAAGGAAATGGCAAAAAACGTAGCTGAAAATCAAGCTAAAAATTTTTTAATTAAAAAAATTGGTTTAGAGGGTATTCAAGGAAATATATTAAGCTCAGTCTTAGGGGCTAACCCTTACGTTCAAGGTATAGCAACTATAGGATCTGCCCTTACTGGCAATTCTTTGAATATGTCAAATATTTTAGCGCAAAAAAGAGCTGAAAAGAATTACGAAATGAATCAGAGAAGAATGCAAAATGAATTAAATAAACAACAAACACAAGAAATACAAAAAAGATTAGACGCACAACCTGTATCAGATCAAGACAGAGGAAGAGGACAAACACGTTCGTCTCCAACACCTTCTGCTAGACAATCTAGACAATCTAGACAAACATCAGGGTCAGGTGGCTTACATAGTGGGTATTAATGGCTAGAGTAGATATAGTAATTCCAGAGCCAAGCTCTACTTATTCACAAGAAAATCAAAGACAGGTAAGTCAGTCTTTACGAACGATGCAAGATAAGTTAAATACTTCTTATCAACAAGAATTAAAAAATGAACAAGATGCATTTAATTATTTTTTATTATGACAATTAGATACAAAAGCGATACATTTAGTTTGACTACAACAAACGTTACTACAGTTTTAACGTGCCCAGCAGATGCAACGGTGCTTGTTAAAAACTTACAAGCAGTTCATGATACAGCTAGCAATGTGGATACTTATGCCTTGCTGACAAAGTCCGGTGGTTCCGCTGTTAAAATAGCTTACAAAGAACTTAATAAAACTCAAGCTAACATGATAGAAGAAACTTTATCTATGGAAGCAAGTGATGTTTTATCAATGCAAGCAGGAACAGCTAACGAAATAACAGGTGTTGTAAGTTATGCTCTTATAGACAGATCACAAGAAAATGGCTAGAAAATTTAAAGACTTTCGGGAAAGAGATAAGCCCAGTAAAAGACCTAGAAGACACTGTAAGTCACCAAATAAAAAAAAGAAATTGCAAAATAATAAGAAGTATAATAGACAAGGGCGTAGACAAAAATAACAGGAGAATTAAATGAATGATTTACCTAAAATCCCTGCAGAAGCAAAAGAAATTATAAAACATAAAAGAACAGGCAAAGTATATGTTAGTAAAACTGATTTTGATAATGATGTTGCTGATCCCAATACTGATACTACTGTGGATGACTTTAGACAAGACCTTGAAATCAAAGTTACTAAAGTTTCTATGGGTGCGCTAACAAAAAAATAATGATTAATATAATTGACGGTTTTTATGAACCTAACCATTTAGGATTAATAGTTTTAAATTTTGTAAATCTACATTTTGAAAGCAAACACCAACCTTTTGAAAGATACTTTGGTGGTGATAGAAAATTAGGCTATCCAGTTTACGAGACAGCTAAACTAGTTAAAGGTGGGGATTTAGCTCCCTATAATATATTTGCAGAAACATGGGAAAAAAAGTCTAAAATAAAACCCTTATATATAAATACATTTTTTAGAAAAACTAAATTATCTGAACTCAAAGAGTCACCTTCATGGAAGCAATATAAACCACATTGTGATCAAGAATATTTTGATATAGCTGGTTTATTATATTTCAATTCATCCTTTCTTAAAGATGGAACTTATATTTTTAATGCTAAGCATGATTATGAACCAACTGTGATTGTGGGTTCAAAATATAATAGATGTGTTTGGTATAATCCTTCACTTCCTCACTCACCAACTATGGAACAAAAAGTAGAAGAAAGGTGGGTCCAACCTTTTTTTATAATACATAAGGAAGAAACATTAAAAAAATATCTAAACGAAGTAGGTATTAAAAAATATGAATCCTAGAGGCGCAACCGAAATACAAATGGAGATGCTGAATAAGTATGTCTCAAAGGATTTATTAGATCAAGTACAGATTTGTACTTCTATTCCTGGTAAAGTTCCCTTAGCTCCGGATAAACTTAATATTCTCTGGCAAAAAAATTCTTGGGACCAACCTAACCTACAAAAGTTTTTTACCAATAAATCAAGAAATAAAGAATATGATTGGTACGTATTCAATAGTCATTGGAATTATGAGAAGTTTAGATATGCTTTCGATATACCCACAGAAAAATCTGTAGTAATAAAAAATGGTATAGACAGTTTTCCAATTAGGAAGATATATAAAAGAGGAACTCCTATAAAATTAATACATCACTGCACTCCTTGGAGAGGTTTAAATGTTTTATTGCGTGCAATGCAAGAAGTTGAAAACCCTAATATAATGTTAGATGTGTACAGTTCTTGTAAAGTATATGGATCTGAGTTTTCAGACACTACAGAAAAAGATTTTGAAGAGTTGTATGAACAAGCTAAACAATTACCTAACGTTAATTATATTGGTTACAAACCACATGAATATATAAAAGAAATGATGCCTAATTATGATATGTTTGTATACCCATCTATATTTGAAGAAACATCTTGTGCATCAGCACTAGAAGCTTTAGCATCAGGAGTACATGTAATCACTAATAATTTTGGAGCTTTGTATGAAACTTGTGCAGAGTGGCCCGTATACATTAATTACTCAAAAAATTACGAACAGATGGCGGAGGATACAGGAGCAGCTATTAATGTAGCAGCATCTTATTTACATGAAAATTTTATGCAAGAACATCTGCAAGAACAACAAAACTTTTACAAAAGATTTTATAGCTGGGAAAAAAAGGGTATAGAGTGGACAAACTTTTTGAAAGGAGCTTTAAATGAAAGAAACAGTAAATGAAGACACTTACCAAACTTTAAAAGAAGTTGCGGTAACATCATACGAAAAAGCAACTCTTCCTATGTGGAAACCGGACACCGGACAAAAAGAAGAAAAGAAAATAACTAAGTCACCCTATAACATTATGATTTGTACACCTTGCCATAGTGATGTGACTATGCATTACACGCAAGCTCTTTTAGAATTACAACAACTTTGTATTAAAAAAGGAATAAGAATAACATTTACTTTGTTAAAATCCTCTTTGGTGACTCAAGGAAGAAATTTATGTGTTTCAGCTTTTTTAGATTCTAATTGTACACATATGTTATTTGTAGATTCAGACATATATTTTAGAGCAGAATCTATTATTAAAATGTTAGATCTAGACAAAGAATTAATATCTATTCCTTACCCACTTAAAACTATGATGTGGGATAAACTTTATAAAAAGTGGAATGATGGTGAAGTTAAAAACGCTGGAGATATACATAGATGGTTAAATACATACCCAATGAAAGTAGCAGATGTTAATAACATAACTTTAGATAGTGGTGTTATGGAAGTTACACATAGTCCTACAGGATGTATGCTAATTAAAAGAGCAGTGTTTGACAAGATGATAAAAAAATATCCAGATAAAAACATAGTTCAAAAGACAGTTATAAATGGTGAGTATGTAGATAGACCTCATTTATGGAACTTTTTTGATTGTATACATGACCCTGAGACTAAGACATATTTAGGTGAAGATTTTTCTTTTTGTAAGCTTTGGAAAGATATCGGGGGTAAATGTTATGTCTTTGTTAATGACCCAATCATCCATGTAGGCGAACATCAGTACGAAGGATGTTTTAGAGACGAGTTGAAACTAGCCGACTAAAATGGTATTATTTCATACTTAAGATCTTAATTAGGAGAATTTATATTAATGTTACAATTTTTACCCTACGCATTAGCAGCCTACGGAGGTTATAAAGGATACAAGGGCGCCAAAGATTCAGGTGCTTCTGGATTACAAAGAATACTTGGAGGTGCCTTAGGTGCTTACAGTGGTTACAATTTAGGACAAGTAGGTGGTTTTGCAAAGGGTGCTGGGTTTGGAAACGCAGCTTCAGCTAATTTTGTACCTACCTTTAGTAGCCTTCCTGGAGTAAGTGGCCTGCCTGGAATGGGTGGTGCTCAAGATCCTAGTACTATGTCTAAATTCTTAGGTGTAGACAGAGACGGAAGTATGATTCCAAATCCAAATTATATTGAACAAGGAACTAGTGGTGGAAATCTTTTAGATATTTTGAAAAGACAAAAAGCTGATGGAACAGGAATGGAATACAGCCCAGGAAAAGTTTCAGCTGCAATTGCTGCAGGAACTTATTTAAGTGGTGCGTTTGATCCACAACCAACAGATGTTTATATGCCTGGATACAATATGAATTATTTAAACATGAAAGAAAAGAGACCTCAATATACATACATAGACCCGGACACCGGACAAGAAAAAGCATACGAAAAAATTTATTCTCCTGAAGAAGCAGGACGAGGTGATCCAAGAATGGGTCCTTACTCAGTAAATGTTCAAAGATTTAATACCGGAGGACTATCAAGTATTCAAAAATTTAATGAAGGTGGTATTAACTATCTTCCATCAAAAGTTTCACATGACGAAAATGATGCTAACAACTATGTTAGAGCATCCGGTTATGTAGAGGACGGAGAAGGCGTAGGAGACAAAGACGAGGATACAATGTTAGCTCAATTAGCAGACGGAGAGTTTGTAACAAGAGCAGATGGAGTATTAGGTGCTGGAATCATAGCTGGAGGAAATCCAAATAGTATGAAAGATATGAGAGAAAAAGGTGCCCAATATTTCTATGAACAACAAAAAAGATACAAGCGTGTATTTGATTTATTACAGGATAGAAATGGCAACAGCAAACAAAAAACAAATTAAACCTTTAGTAAGTATTCTTCCCTTAGAACCTAAGGATATAGAAAGATTTTGGCCTTTAGCTGAATTTATGGTTTCTGAGTCTTTAGCTTTTTCTGGTAAATACGCAGACTCTACTTGGGTTATGGATGAACTAAAAAAAGATACTATGCAATGTTGGATTATGTTTGGTTCAGACGAATTTGAAGAAAATAAAGTATTTGGTATTTGTGTTGGTAGAATTGGTGTTATGCCAAATTATAATCAATATGAAATTGTAATATGCACAGGAAAAAGAAGAGAATTATGGGAAGATAATTTAATAAAATCAGTTACTGATTTTGCTACTTCTAACAAATGTAAAAGATTAAGTATAATGGCCAGACCCGGTTGGGAAAAAGTTTCCAAAAAATGGGGATGGAAAAAGAAACACGTACAACTAGAGAAATGGATATAATATGAGTTTTTTTGGAGGAGGAAGATCACAAGCACCAGCAACACCAAGTTCGCAAACATCTTTTGTTAGAGAAGCACCGGGTATTGAAGAAAGAAAAATAGAATTAATGGACATTGCGCGTCAAGTAGCACAAAGCCCAATAAATCTTCCAGACTATAAAGTAGCAGGACTAGGTGCGTTAGAACAACAAGGAATGACTGCAGCGGGTACTACAGGTATTGGAGCCCCTACTGTTCAACAAGGTATAAATCAAGTAACAGGAGCAGCGTCTCCAATTGGAGCATCACAGATATCCCAATATTTAAATCCATATCAATCTTACGTAACAGGTGAGATCGGAAGACAATCTCAAATAATGCAAAACCAATTAGCTAATCAAGCAGTTAAATCAGGAGCTTTTGGTGGAGGAAGAGAAGGTGTTCAACAAGCAGAACTACAAGGCAGAGCTTTATCAGCAATGGGACAAGCTCAAGCACAAGGTTTTAACACAGCATTAGGTGCAGCGCAAAGACAACAACAAGTTGGCTTACAAGCAGGTCAGCAGTTAGGTCAATTAGGTTTAGGCCAACAACAAATGGCTCAAGGGGATATTAATCAATTAATGGCTTCGGGTGGGGTTCAAAGACAACTTGCACAACAAGCACTTGATGCACAAAGACAATCTACATTACAACAACAATACGAACCATACCAAAGAGCTGAGTTCTTGTCTAACTTGTATGCTGCAGGACCTAAGTCTTCTTCTCAAGTTACAATGGGTACACAACCATCTACTAGTCCATTAGCACAAGCTGTTGGAACTGGTATAGGAGCATTTACAGCATTTCAGGGCGTGAAACCAACCGGAACGGCTTAGGAGGTTCGATGTCGCTTAACAAAGTTTTAAACAGACCTATGTTTCGTAAAGAAGCTCTTAGAAAAGGTGTGCTTAAAACTATTAATGCAAATACAGGTATCATGGTAGGACAACCGTACACTGAGGCACCAGTCCCAGCCCTAAGAAAACCACCAACATTTATGGAAAGAATGAAAGTGAGTGGCCCAGTAAGAATGGGAGGAAATTTAATTAGAAGCGCAGCTAACATACCAGCATATTATGGTTTTACTGGAGGTATGAAAGTAGGAGAAGCTATGGGTATAAATGATCCTGTAGGACAAACACTTTCAGGTTTAGGAGGAGCTTATGGTGCTTCAAGAGCATTGCCTGCTTTAGCAAGTATAGGTTTTCTTCCAAGTGCAGTTGGTTTAGCCACTATAGCTGGAGTAAAAAATAGAGTTGAAGCAGGTATTAAAGAGAGAGCAAGAATTAACGCAATGTCTCCTAAGGAACGAGCTGAATTTGAAAGACAAA